CATTAATAATATGGTCATTACATATTGGGCATCTTTGACCACTTCTAAAATTATTCCATTCTACACTATATAAATGGCTTTTATTACATAATACTTTTATTTTTGAATGACAATTTTTATAATTACTTACATCTATAAGATTATATCCGATTGATTCTACAAATTCTTTTATATCTTCTTTAGATTTTTTTGACATGTTTATCTATTATATTCTAATGTTTTTTGTATTCTAACCCAAATATATAAATCAACATTAGCTGGTTTATATATTGGTGAACAATAGCTATAAAAACACATTTTATCATTAATATCGAATATAGCAATTTCCCTAACAGTCATTTCAATATCAGTATCAACAATAACTTTTACATAATAATAATTAGCATCTGTTGCTCTTGATATACTATAAACACCAATTAATGATTCAACTGAATTTATTTTATCTGGTTTCCATGCTATACCACTTGTTCCATCACCAATATGAGCATATGATAGTTTTTCATATATATAACTCATTAAATTTCCACGACGACCAATAGCTCTTACAACAGCTTTTCCTTTTACTGCACTTCTAAATGTAATAGTACAATAATTTCTTGTAGTTAAAACAACATCACCAGGATATATTACATTATTATTATCATCATAGCATATTACTTGAACTGCTTGTGCATCGAACATATGATTTACATACCATGTTGCGGCGGGTGTATCTTGCCAATGAACATATGAATAACTACTACCAGATGGTATTTGTTCTGGTTCAACAAGTAAACCATATCCACTTTGATCATGTGTAAATGTTACATTATATTCATTTACAGATGGCATTGTTATTGTTTTTGGTATCAATTTACCATAGTTTTCATCATCAATTTGAACTAATGGAAACTGTTGACCAATAGTATGAACTAATCCCCATGTTGCTGATGGTGGTATAAGTGCTGTTGAGCTATCAGCAATACAACAATAAGCATATCCAGCCTGTGGGCTTGAAAAAATAATTTCAACATAATCTTGATCTATGCGTGTCAATCTTAATGGTTCAATCATATTACCATCAAGATCATAACATTGTACTAACACATTCATATTATGTAAACGATGAGCTACAATCCATCTTATATTTCTATGTTCTCTCCAATATATAGAACAATCTTCATTTGGATTATCAACAACTGATATGCATTTAGTGTTAATATTTGCTTTATAATTACCTCCTGGATACATTGGTATATAAAATCTACTAAAATTTGTTTTTGGTGATACAACCATTGAATAATGTGAAAATTTACATACTGGCCTCATTTTTTCCCATTCAGTAATCAAAGTGTTAATTGTATTTTCATCCATTATTTCATATGTAGTTGTTGGTTCATTCGATAAATCAATTTCAACTCTATAATGTGGACTCATAACAAGATCAGTTGTATCAAATGGATTTTCTGGATAAATTCTTGTTGATGCAAGTTTTGATATAACAGCATATCCACTTACAGCTTCATCAAAAGTTATAGTAATAAGATCATTACTAATTTTTATTGTTTTTGGCAATATCATATTATAATTAGCATCATATATTTGAACAATAACATATATGCCATAAGGATGTGATATTGACCATGAAGAAGACGCTGTTGATTGTGTATATACAAAAGTAGCGCTTTTTGTAAATGTTCGACCTTCACATGATGTAGAATCCCAATCAACAGTATATTGCGATGCTGAATCTAATGTTAATCTATTAGGTATCATATATGTTCTGTTATAATCAGTTGGAACAGCAATAACTTCTTTAATACCTCTACTGTGTGTTATAACCCATTGTGTTCCTTCTGGCCCATATCCAAGTTCATTAACATCAACAAGATGAACAACTCCCGTAACTGGCCTACCAAATGTTAATCTAATATTATCAGCATCAATTATTTCAATTTCATCTGGTATAATACCCTCATAATTTGCATCAAAGCATTGAACAATAACATTCCATGTTGATAATGAATGGTTAATATTCCATTGAGATGATGTAGTTGTAAATGCAATAGCTTCACCACCAGTAGTTGTTGTACTTGCACCATAATATGCTGAACCAGCACCACCAATAGGTAGTGTATGATCATATAATGGATATGATGTATAAAGATAATCTTCAAATAGTCCGTATGGTGAATCAGTTACAGTCCAAGAATGCCATCTTTCATAAACATTAAGAAAATTCGTACTATATCCAGCTATTGCCTTCCATATAATATATAATGATGAATATGTTCCTTTGCGCTTCATTAAATCAACAAGTGCTGCAGCATATTGTCTTTGAGTTGTTTCTGATAAAAGAGTAGGTTGTCCCATACTAAACATTAAATATATATAATGTAGAAAATCAATATTTATTTCAGATGGATCTTGCATATTCCAAACATCATTAATAAGATGGTATATTTGTTGATAAAATCTATCAAATGATACTTCCATAAATGTTGTAAGAAGGTCTGTTCTATTATGATATGGTAAAGATTCCATTACATAATCTTTCATTCCTCTAAACATTACATTAATAGTGTTTGTTTTTTCAGTGTTTATATTTCCAAAATAAAGATATGCTTTATTATTGTTTACATAATAATCTAATGGTTGTTGATTGGAAATACTTACAGTAGCAACACCAGATTGTGGTTCTTTAAACACAATTTGTATATTGTTTTCATCAATTGATTTAGAATATTCATAGTTTATAGATGTTCCTCCAAGGTCCGTGCATGTAATCGTGAAAAAACTTTCATTTCTATAATTTCTCCAAGCATTAAATCGGTGATTAACAGTCCACGTATCTGAACTTGTATATTGAATGTATCTTTTTGTCCATGTATTGTCACTATAATATTCAACAAATGAGTGAAGTGGGCTTGGTAATGCTTTTAAGAAATATACTTCATCATATCCTTTTGAAATATAATCAGCAATCTGATCAAATGTAAGTTTGGAAGGTCTATAACAATCAGATTCCAGATTAAATTTGAAATAATTATCAGTTGGTGTTCCAGATAATGGCACTAATTTAATTTTTTCATAATCAACTGGTGTTTTCAAATAAACATCCATACCATAACCTTTAGCAATAATCTTATTGTTCAAGGTGTGAATTTTAGCCTTTGTTGGATATTCATAATTATAATAAGGAAGGTTTTTTACCAATGTCTTTATAACAAAGTATGGTGAATCTGAAAACTTAGGCATTATACTTCCTCCAAGAAACTACAATTATCAATATTTAATACTGGAAACTGATTATGACCCAACTCAATATTCCTCAATCTATTATCACCGGTATATGTTGAAGAAGGTACTGTATATTGTGGATAATATGTATCATTTGGTTCGTATGGTGGATCATAATCAATAACTGTAATATTTCTAATCATCATCAACTGAATACCTTTTATTTGAGCAAAATCATCTGTTGGGCTTACATTTGAAGAATCAGTTATATATTCTATAATATCAGTAAATGATATAGTTTCATTAAATGATCTATTAGATGGTTGGAAATAATATTCTAATTTATTTTTAACAGCATTAACCACATTGTCAAAATTATAAGTTCTTTTTATTTTTAATCCTATATCAAATGTAAAATAAACAAGTTCTGGAAGAACAAATTCTTCATATGCACTAAGCATTTTTCGGGGCTCTAAGAATGTTGATAATTCTACTTTCCAGGCTGTTGAATATTCATATGGAATATCAATACCAGCTGAAGCAGCTGATGTATTTATTGTTCCAGTTCCCCAAACATCAGGTATAACTGATATATACACTTTATTATATAATGGAACACTGCCAGATGGAGCTACTTCTTGTTCACCCCAAACATTAGCTGCTACTATATCAGAACGGCTTTCTAAATGGCTTATATAATCATTTTTTGTAACATTCCTATATTGGCTATGCATCAAACCAGCAGAAGCATTTTTTATTTCTTGTATTGTATCAGGTAATGAACCACCAGTTGAAGCATAGTTATTTGTAACTTCAATAAATTCATTTAAAACATATTCTGATGTAGATATATTATATAAAAATTCATCTTCTGGCTGTGTTATTTTACCAGCACCAACATTACCATCTGGACCAGCACATTCAAGAAGTTTTACTGTTATAACATCATCTGATGTTGGGACTTTTCTCATACTTGAAAATTCAATAACATATTTCTGATATTTGTTATATCTAAGCATATATGCTTCATCAATGGTTGATAATCCAGATATATCATCATAAAAATCTGAAACTCTCGTCCATATAACATCATTTACGGATACTTGAACAGATGGATAGTCATTATCTAAATCATCATCATAGTCAAATTTTAAACTTGGTAAATATAGTTTATTATCAACTAAATCTGTTCCATTATATGTATATGTTGTAATAATACCCTGTCGAATAGGCACTTTAATAGTATAAGGAAATGAAGCTGTAGCTGGTATAGTTTCAGTAGTATCAACAATAGTAGCGAATTTTATTGTATCACCATTTTCATCTTTTTCATCAGGGCATTCAATTTCTTTCCAAGCTGGTATTTTTACTTGATGGCCCCCAGTGATAGTTTGTGATGTGGTATCAGCAAATATACTAACTGTTAAAGTAGTTGAACTACCACGATAACCTTGTGGATAATATCCTCTAAGAGAAGCAAGCATATGTGTTGGTTCATATGCGTCTGATGTATCAATATAACAGTTTTTTGCTACTCTATTGATATAATAAGTTGTTAATGCACCAAGATAACAAATAAGCTCCATAATAACTGTTATATTAGCACCTTCAAGATTATAATCTCTAAATGTAGTATCAGCAGCAAGAAGATTTTTTAATCTTTCCTTCATTGTTGGAAAATCCATTTCAAGATATTGTGGTATGAGAGTATTTGTAGCCATTATATTATCTCCTATGATTGTTTCAAAACAAAGCTTATATTTCCAAATCCAGCGTCACCAATACCAGCTATATGAAAAGATATAGTAATATTATATTGATAATTATCCATATCTGGAGCAACATTAACATTATCTATAACCATACGATATTCCCATGCCATTATTTCAGAATATATAATATTACCTATTCTTCTAGCTGTAAAAGTATCAATAGGTTCAAAAAGCAACCAGTTTAAATCAGCGCCAAAATATGGCAACATTCGTCTTGTCCCTTTTGAAGTTTGTAGAATATTTTTTATACTATTTTTGATAGCCTCAATATCAATGTCTTTTATTAAATCACCATCTCGGCCTCTTTCAAAACTAATATCTACATCAGCATATACATAATTTAGTGCCATAATATTATCCTATATATACATTAGAACTGCCTGAAGTAACTGTTGCACCACAAGACAAACTATCACCATACCTACCTATTGATTTCCCATTAGCATAAACAGTTGATGAACCAGCAGTAATATAAGGATTACTGTGTGTATCATCACCAATAACATGATTTTGCCATGCATCTCCCTGTCTAATAACAGCTTTACTGTTTACATAAACATTTGGGCTTTTAGCTGATGTTGATCCACCATGACTATTAGAACTTCCCTCTATACATACTTTTTGTGATGCCATTATGGGTTTATATCAACTCGAGCACCTTTAATAATAACATTTCCAGTAGCTTCAATGCTTATATTACCACTAGCAGTTACACTCAAGTTTCCTCCTAATATTTCTGTTTTATCTCTAACACCCGTTATATTTATATTACCATTTTTATCAATAAGTATTGTTGTTCCACTTTTATGATAAACATTTATTCTTTCATTTCCAGATGTGCTATCAAATTCTATATAGTGCCCACCATGAACTGAAAGAACTACATTATGTGGATATGTTCCCGATGCTGTGTTCCAATCATATGATCCTATTTTATTTGGATAAACACCATCTGGATCATTGAATCCTTTTGATTTATCAGGTGCTGTTGTTGGTTTTGCTGGAGCACTTCCAAAATATCGTGGTTGTAAGATGTTTCCACCTTCAAAAAATACAAATACATGACTTCCTTGTAATGGAACACCAAATAATCCATATCCAGATACAGAACCTTCTATAAGGCCCAATACTGGTTGAGCCCAAGGAAGTGAATCTGTTGATATATCATTGAGATTATCACTGTGAATCCCAAATATTCGTATTTTACACCTACCAGCTCCTTGTGGGTCTTTATTATTTTCAACAACACCTCGATAAATTCCTTCAAGTTTTTCTTTAGGTTGTTTAAAATCATTAAGATTACTTTTCATCTTCCTATTTCCAATCCTTTCTTATCAGATATTCTTTGTTTACCTGTTTGAGTTTTCATATATCCTTTATATTTTGAACTAGTATAAGCAGATGTAACTAAAGTCATTTTTTGTTGATAAAATGGTGATGTTGATGGTTTAAAATAATGTGTTATTGACTTTATCATCCATAATCCATTAAGTTCTCTATTCAATATTTCATCAGGATTTGAACTTTCCCATAAAAGATCAACCATCATTCCAGGGTATCTTCTTTCATTTCCTCTAACAGTTATTATACATTGCAACTGTGTTAAATATCTTCTTATGAAATCATGAACTGCTATATTTTTCAATATTTTTTCATCACAATCTCCATCATAATCATATTTAACTGTATCATCACTAATATCTGGAAATAATGTAGCACCACCCAATAAAGTAAATCCTTTTAGCATTTTACTATAATCATAAGTAAAATCAATTACTGATTTGTTCATAAAATCAAATCCCATCTTGTGCCCACCTTTTAAACCAACCAATGCTTGTTTATCTGGTGGTAAAAGTTCCCATGATAATATTTTACAATCATCAGTATCATCAGAAGAAATAAATTTATATGTTTTTCTAACACCATATATATCTTTTTCAACATTTTCTGATCTAAAAAGATTTTCTAATGTAATAAAACAAGCCCCTTTAGATGTATTATAAAAAGCATATCCAGGCAATTTAGTTTCTTTACCAGAACATCTTTTCATCAACCATCTTATAGCTTCAAGTGGTGTCCAATTCTGCATCACGAAAGCTGGTATATTTCCCGCTTTTGTATCGTCTATTTTTTCGTTTGATTCCTCAAATTTGAAGAATTTTTTAATACCAATCATATTTTTACATATATCTTTTACTATATCTGATAGCCTTGTTCCAGAACTCCAACCTTTGCTATATTTTTTAGTTGTTAATGAAAAAAATATAGGATCAACTAATAACATTTCAACTACTGCATCTTTTGATTGTCCCAACTGTGATACGGGAGATACAGTATGGCTAAAAATTTGTAAAGTTTTTCCTTCTTTATCTTTATCTTCACCATAAGTAAATGTTATAATTTCGTTGCCAGTTATTGGTGCTAATTCTACAACTCCTTTTCTATCTCTAATCGTTAATGAACCAATCATTGCTGGTAAATACAAATCTTCAACAAAGTAAAATTCTACAATATCAGATCCATCAATAACCATTGAATCATTTATTGTTATTTGTATAACTTTTTCATTTATTTCGCTGTTATCAAGAGGCATGTTCTTCAGCCCTCAATCTTATTTCTCTTACAACTGTTGTTATCAAATCTTTTTTCATTATTTTAATGTTTTTACCGGGATATATTTCTTCAAATGGATTAATTATGTCATTCATCAGGCAATTAACCCACCATAATTCAACACTATCATAAAAATTGAACGCTATATTTTCCCACCATTCTTCTTCATCAGCTTCAAAAGTTTCATAATACTGCATATCATTTTTAACATTTTCATTTATTGTATATGTTCTAAAAATATTAAGCATGTATGTTTTACCATCTTCATCAAGTTGTATTGGAAATAAATTTATAAACGATGATGTCGGTACAAATAAATCAGTAATATCTTCTATTGTTTTATCATTTATTTCTTTTACTGGCATAAATATACTCCAAATTAATTAATAAATATCATGAGAAGGATCATAATCATATGTTGTTACTTTTTTACAACTTTCTGGAAAATAATTTATATCCCAATTAGGATCAAGTTCTTCAAATGTTAAATGTAATTCTGCTGACATTGGATAACCATTAGGATAAGGCCCTCGATAAGTAGCTTGTACATTTTTTAAAACCATTGTATCAATATTAATAAAATCTGTATCTATACCACCATCATATACGCTTTGAATCGAAAAAACATATGGTGGTGTTACTTCTGCTATTGATTTTGCATTTTTTGTATATGGACTATCTGGAATTCCAGGTGTTGATAGATATTGTAATAATCTTACCGGATACACAATATCACTAATG